TCGCCGCGCGCGAGTGCCGCTGCCCGGTTTAGCTTCGCGCCGAGAGTGCCCTCAAAGCGGCTGTAAATAATGCGCGACCCGATGCGGTTCAGGTGGCCGTCTGAGAGGCTTTCGGCGGTCGCCATAATATCGCTGCAATCCCCCGCGCCGTCTTCCAGGACAATCAATTCGGCCTCGCCGGGGTAATCCTGCGCCATGAACATAGCGAGCGCTCGCGGGATGAATGCGCGGCGGCCTTTCGTCGGCATCAGGCAGGAGACGCGCGGATAATCAGTCACCGGATCCTCACCGGGCCTTCCTGCGTCATGACCGTCAGGCCTTCATCCTCGGGCGGCGCTTCCTCGCCAGGGAGGAGAATCGCCATGGTGAGCGCGATGCTCTCCAGTGCCGTCGCAATCCGCTGTGCCGTTTCTTCGCTCAACCTAATGCCTCCCAAATCGTGAACTCTGCGATGCTGTGCGCCAGTTTCGTATCGTCATCCCATGACAGGCGGCGCGATTTCAGGAAACAGACACGGATTCCGGCATCCTGAAAGGTGGTCAGGAAACCAACGATCTTCTGTGTTTCTGCGCGGGCCAGAAGCGGCGAACTGGCGAAACTGGAGAACTGAAAATCCCACTCGCGAAGCCCTGTAACGAGCGCTTCCTGGTGCGTGGAGAGTGGCCCCTGATTCACCGCGAAATAGGCGGAATACGGAACCGCCGTGCCTTGCGGCGCGGTCAGTTCAGAAAGGCGGTCGATTACCGCGGGGACCAACAGCGCGTACAGGCGCTCTTCGATGGTCACTTCGCGTTAGCCTCGATCAAATCCCGGTAGCCAGCCGCCATGATTTCGATGGCCTGCGCACGGGCGGCGGCGAGAGCGGGGCGCATGTACGGCTGTGGCGGAACGCTGCCGCGATTCGCCGCATGCTTGCCTGTGGATTTGCCCTTCATGTCGCCGGTCTGCCGCTCGGCCGTGCCAAATTCGATCCAGTGGGCCTGCGGTGCCATGCCGTAATTCACGCCTACGATCACGTTGGGCGCAGTGTCTTTTCCGTAGGCCGCGAAGATGGCCTTTTTCAGGATGCCCGGAGCCTGCCACTTCTTCGGGTGCGCGGGATCGCTCTTGATGAGCGGCGCCCGGCTGCGCGCTTCGTCCCTGACCACCAGCGCGGCCCGCATCCACACCTTCTTTACTTCCCTGCCTGCCGACTTTCCGTCAACCGCGTTGATGAGGTCAGCGATGCGCTTTTGCAGTTCCGGCAGGCCAACTGCGACCGCGAGTTTATTTTTCGGCGTTGCGAGGCTGCGCGCCATTTACGAAATCACCCTGCAAGTCAATTGCGTCAGGCGACGGCCTTCCATCACGTGAGACACGTCGCGGATGTCGTATACAGCGCCAGATGCGATATTGCGGGCACGCATTGACGCCGTCACGCTCCTGCCTGCCCCGTAGCGCACGAAAATCATAGTCGGCGACTCGTTGATTTCGCGATCAGACTCGCGCCGCTCCACCCCGGCACCGGCCTGGATCGACGCCCAGCACGTCACCACGGGGGACCATTCGCCCTCCGCGGCATTCTCGCCGTAGCTGGCAAACCCGGTAGCGTCGGGTGTGCTGGATGGTGATTCGATCACGATCCGGCGATTGAACAGCCCGGCGCTGGGGATTTGGTCCATAGAGAGTTACCTGGCGGGGGCTTCGCGGGGAAGCATCCGGAGGAAGCTTGCCGAAACGATCGTTCCGCTCGTGTGCGTCCCTGTCAGGCGGATGTTGACTTTCAGATAGCGTTTCGCGCCGCGATAGCCGATCTCATACAGGCCCGCAGTGTCCGCGGCGGCGTCCGTTTTCGACTGGAAGAACGTCCCTACGGCGTGCCCCGTACGGGCCGCGAAGGCGCTGGGGAAGTCGAGCAGGGCATCCGCCACGGCGGCGTAAGTGACGCCGTCATCGCTGTCCTGCAACTCCGCCTCAATATAGACGGTCGCGCTCTGTGAGTCTCCGAAAACGCCGCAATGGAACCTCGCGATACACCCCTCGAAGCCAAGCAAGTCACACGCGGAGCCGAGAACCGTGGCGCTCTTCAGGATCGGCGCGGTGCCGGAAACCGAACTGCAATCTCTTACGACCTGTCTCATGCTGTCTCCTTAAAATGGGCCTGAATATCTCAGGCGGAAAGTGTAAATATTGGTTGGCAATTGGACCACCGCCTGGGCGGAACGCCCAACGATATATGGCTCTCGGTTCTCATACCAGCCTGCCGCCAGTTGCCGCATCCAGAGCGTAATGAGCGCCGGAATGTCCGTACCCGCATCGCCGTACCCGGCAACGAACCGGATAACGACAGGCCGCGCCGTGCTCAGTACGGCAGTCGGCCAAACCTGCCCGAAAGGAAGAACGACTTCGGCAAGCTCTTGGGAAGTGTCCACCAGGTAATCGGTATCAGCCGCCATCGTGTGCGATGTGAGCCCGGAATCGGTATAGGCCACACTCGTGACAGACTGCACCGGGCCGCGCGGGAGAAAGATGCGATCCGAACGCGGGAAGCACGGAAGCCCAAGTTCCCACGTCTGGGTAATCAGCGACCGCGACAGGGTTTCTTCTGCTGTCACGCGGGCGGCAACCGCCAGCCCAGCGAGATAATCGTCCTCATCCGCGAAATCGACGCGGCTCTGCTGCTTTAGCTGCTCCCCGGTGAGAGGTTCGACCGCTGGCGGCGTGATGAGTTTTAGAGACCACATTAGCGTTTCTTGGCGGTGCGCGCGTCCGGTTCCGCGGGCGGCTCTAAAGACACGGCCAGCCCGGAGGCGATGAACTTGCGCGCCAGATCATCGTCATGGAAATCAACAGGCTTCCCTGGAGGGTGCGCCCATCCTTCCGAGGATGTTATGGAGTGCAGGAATTTGATGAGCATGGGAAATGTGCGGGGCGGTTTTTATGCCGCCCCGCTTTGGCCTTAGCTGGCCGCGTTGATGTAGTACTTCACCGGGTGCTGGCCGGCGTCGACGAGCTTCGCGTCGGAGCGGGTGAAGGTAATAAAACCAACCTGCCCGTAATCGGCGTACCGTTCCACAAGGCGCAAAAGCATCATCGCTTTCACGTCGCGGATCCAGTACGAAGAGAACGCCCCGTACAGGATGCTCTTGGCGCTGGCGGCCATCACCGCCATGTCGTTGTTGATGATGACGCCCTGGCCGAGCAGGGTATCGGGCTCGCCGGTCTTGAGCGAGACGTTGTATGCCGATTCGAACAGCGGTCGGCTGGAGCCATCCACCAGTTTGAGAATCGCGGCCAGAGTGGCATCGTTCATCATCCACTGGGCGCCGTCGCGGTAGGCGCGGTTCACTGCGTATTTCAGGTCCACCAGATCGTTGTAGATCAGGGTGGTGGTCTGGCCGCTGGCCCCGGTCTTTCCGAGCGTGGCCGCGGTGACGATGCCCTGCGGTTGGCTGGTGCCGGTACCAGTCGTCTGGAAGGTGTTCTGCACGCGACCGAGGCGCTCACCGATGCGTGAGGAAACAAACGCCTCGATATCGACACCGGAATCCTGAAGCAGTTCGAACGGGATCAGGATCAGTTTCGAACTGAACTTGTAAGCGTTCAGCGTGACCGATCCGAAGGCGATGTCCTGGGGCGCAACCTGCACGTTCTCCGCGATCAACTCGCCCGTGTTGCTGGTGTCGTCGGAGGTGGGGATCGGCAGCGGATTCCCCATGTCCGTGCTGAGTTTGAACGTGTTCGCCTGGCGCATCCCGCCGTAGAACTTCATCGCCGCCTGAACTGCAGCCCAGAAGCCCTGAGGAACGGTGTATCCGCCGCTGGAGCCGGTACCGATGGTCTGTGCCGCGCGGAAGTTCATGGCAGACTGGCTGGCCGGAAACATCAGGTCGCCGTGCTCTGCCGCCACCTGGCCGCTGCACAGGTAGGAGCGAATCGCCGCGCTCGCACGTTCCCGCAGCTGGTCAACGGAGCCACCGCCACCAGCCGCCCGCTGTTCGCGGGTGTCCGCAAGGGAGGCGTTCGCCGCGGCTTGGCGCTCTTCGGCCTCGCACGTGGTGCGCCGAGATTCGGCATCGACGTGGATCGCGTTGTACTGCGCGTCCTCTTCCGGGGTCATGGCCCGCTTTTCGTCTGCCGCCTTCGTGAGAATGAGCCCCGCCTGTGCGATCAGGGCGGCGCGCTGCTGTTTCAATTCGAGAATGCGATTCATGTAGCGTCCTTTCCGCCATAGGCGGGTGTTGAATGCCGGATTGCTCCGGGTGTTACTTCGCGGACATCAGCGCATGGTGCCGCCGATATACATCGAGTCTTCCCTGCCAGTCGTCAACCGCTTCCGGTTCCGCCTGCGGTTCGTGATCTGCGATAACTTCGAATACTGGAGCCTTCGCGAACTGCGCTGAGAATGCCGCCGCGAGTGCGAGCGCAGCCTTGCGATCTTCTGGCGCCCGCTTAATTACTTCTGTCGCGAAGCCCTCGGTAACACTCTCTTCGGCGGAGAGCCACGTTTCGGCCTCCATGAGAGCCTGGATCTCGGCAACCGTCTTGCCGGTTTTCCCGGCGTAGGATTCCGCCATCGACCCGGAGATTTTGTCGAGCACGTCCGCG